TAACTACAAGCACCAGCTAAGACGCAACAAGTACGATGATGCCTATATCATGGGATATCACAACGGCTATCACGCCGTGAAGTACGACAACCAGTATGATGAGGATACCTTAGCTGAGTATCACATCAAGTTTAAGATGGGGTATACAGAGGGGAAGTTACTGCGTGTAAAAGAGGAGAGAAAGTCATGAGCATGGGATATGTTAAGTGTCCATACTGTAATAACACAGGGGCTGAAGCCCTGTACGCAGTAGATCAGAGGAAGGAGTGCTTTTGTATTAACTGTCTAGCTGAGTGGACAGAGGAACCAGAAGGAGAAGTAACCACATCACAACAGGGGTGGATGATGGCTCACTATGGTGAGGAGTAGTGGAAGCTTTTGTATGGCTAATGCTTATCGCTATACTAATCACAGGTATACTTGGATACTACACAGACAACGAGAACTTCATAGGACTACAGTTCCTAGTTATGTTGACTATGATAGTAGGAGTACCAGTGCTTTCACTACTAGTATAATACTATATATGTAACAGGGGGGTCTTCTCTTGGGGTACAGTTTAGAAAATCAACTGCAACTTGAACAGGAAATGTTGACTGCAGGTATCAACAGATTTCGTAAGGAAAGAGATGGTGCCATGGCTAAGGGCAGGGAGTCTGCCACCCTACATGGCAGGACTATCATAGCTACTGTCGTATCTGCTACTGCAGATGGTGTAAAGAAACTACAGAACACACCAACAAGTAACAGAGACATAGCTTACAAGAGACTGCAAGACATGGCACCTGACAAGGTAGCATACCTAACGCTTGTGTCTATGGTTGATGGGATCAGCAAGTCTAACACACTAATGAAAGTGGCAAAGGCTATAGGTTCTAACGTAGAGATGCAGGACAGACTTGATAAGTGGATAGCTGCAGAGGGCAGCATAGCAAAGAACACAATCAAGAAAGCCAATGAGAAAGGCATGACTGCCAGACGCTTTGGTCTGACTAACAAGATGAACAAGGATGGGTACAAAGACTTAGCATGGAGTAGTGAAGAACGTATCCATGTAGGACTACGCCTAGTAGATGTAGTCATACAGAACACAGGTGTAGTACGATTAGAGAAACTATCAACAGCAAGGAACAAGACCACTACGTTTCTACGCGCAACACCCATCACAGAGGAATGGGTCAAGGCTTTTAATGAACACATGGAGACAGCAAGGCCACGCTGGACACCCTGTATCATACCACCCAAGGACTGGACTGCAGTGTATGGTGGTGGGTATCACGCAGGCTTTTTAGATGATGTGCCTATAATCAGAAGAGGATAAGTTATGAAGGAACACATGACCAAGCTGAAAAAGCGAGACTTATCTCAGGAATTTGACTGCCTTAACACACTGCAGCACACTGCATGGAAAATCAATAGGCCATTGCTGGCGATTATACGCTCACTGTGGGACAGTGGACAGGAGTGGGGTGGGCTACCAGCCAGAGAGGACAGACCACTGCCTAGCTACCCCTTTAACAAGGAACCAGCAGCTATGGATGAAGAGGAGAGACAACAGTTTAAGAACTGGTCAAAGAAACGCAACGAGATATACACGTTCAACAATAGGACAGTGAGTAAACGTATCCAAGTGGAGCGTACACTACAGATTGGCGAGCAGTACAGTAAGTACGATGAGTTCTACTATGTGTGGCAGAATGACTTCAGGTCACGCAAGTATGCTAGTAGTACCTTCATGTCACCTCAGTCAGCAGACTGGAGCAAAGCCTTGCTGATATTTAGAGATGGTAAGCCTATCAACAATTGGGATGACGCACGTTGGCTTTGTATTCATGGTGCTAACTTGTATGGTAACGACAAGGTAACACTAGACCAGCGTGAGTCATGGGCATGGGATAATGCTGATGAGATCAAGCGAGTGGCTGACAACCCATACGATAACGTGTGGTGGCTGGATGCTGACAAGCCTTACCAATTCTTAGGCTGGTGTCTTGAGTTTACTGGCCTAGTCAGGCAGGGCTGGGGTTTCATATCTCATCTACCTACGTCTGTTGATGGTAGCTGTAATGGACTACAACACCTGTCAGCTATCCTGCGTGATGAGCGTGGTGGTAGGGCTACTAATCTGATACCTGCCACTCTGCCTCAGGATATCTATACTGAGGTAGCAGATGAAGCAATGAGGACAGTCCTAAAGGATGCAGAACAGGGAGAAATTTTAGCAAAAAAATTTATAGAGTTTGGTATCAACAGGGCATTGACTAAAAGACCAGTGATGATTGTACCTTACAGTGGTACTATCCACGCCTGTCGTACCTACATTCACGAAGCGATACGAGACAGGATTGAGAAGGGTGAGCCTGACATCTTTGGTGATGACTTGTTCAAAGCTTCTGCTTACTTATCCAAGCACGTGTGGTCAGCTATCAATGGTGTCATCGAGTCAGCACGACAAGTGATGGACTACATCAAGGAAGTGGGTGCTGTCTATGCTGAACACAACAGGCACATGGAGTGGGTTACACCTACTAACTGGCTGGTCATGCAGAACTACAACGAGGTAGATAAGAAACGTATCTGGACACACATCAATGGTACTACAGTTGCGCTTATCTTTAACAAGGACAGAGACAACGAGGTGAGTAAGAGGCGTACTGCTTCAGGTGCGAGCCCTAACTTCATCCACTCACTGGATGCTGCAGCTATGACTAAGACTATCAACACGTGTAAGAAGCAGGGCATCAAGGACTTTGCCATGGTACACGACAGCTATGGTACTCACAGTTCTGACATGCCTCGCTTGTCTGAAGTATTACGAGAAGAATTTGTTCGGTTGTATACTGAACATGATGTATTGACAGAGCTACGAGAACATGCTACTGTCGTACTTGGAACAAATGATGTTCCACAACCACCAGCTACAGGTAATTTAGACCTGCAGAACATACTGAAATCACAGTACTTTTTTGCATAGTTCTAAACTGTACCTATAGCCAGACTAACGATCCATAATCATAGGAGATATTGTATGGATACGATCACAATCGAAGGAACTGTTGCATGGTGTAACGCCTTTGAACCTAACAAAAAGTTCGTCAAACCACATGGTGTGTATGATGTAGCTATCAACTTACAACCAGAACGTGCTGAAAAACTATGTGAATATCTTGATGAACTAGCACAGAAGAAGCTAGACCAAGCTATCAAGGAAGCTCCTGAGAATAAGCGCAAGCAACTCTCTGAGTCCCTGTCCATAGTACCAACAGGTTCCAAGTCAAGAGACATGGATGGCAATGAGACTGGTGAAACACTAATCAAAGCGAAGCTTAATGCTGTCGTTGAGAAGAGGGATGGTGGTTCATTTACTCAGAAGCCAGTAGTGTGGGATGCCGCTATGGGAATTAGTCGTAGTCTTGATGGCAAAACACCAACACCTATTACTGAGCCAATTAAGGTGACTGCTAAATCCACAGTTAAGATTGTGGTTGAGCCTTACCCATATGTAATGCTTAGTAACAAGACAGTGGGTGTTTCACTACGTTTTAGGCAGCTTCAGATTCTCCACCTAGCAGAGTCTATGGATACCAGTGAACTAACGCCAGTAGAGGGTGGGTTTGTTGCTGCAGCAGTAGCCAAGGACAACAACCAAGAAGCTCGCTTTGAAGATGATACCTCAGTTACACCACAGGATAGTGTCAATGACGAAAGGGACTTTTGAGGCAAGGGTTATCTCAGACCTAGATGAGCGTGGCGTTCCATATGTATACGAGCCAGAGAAGTTGGCCTACCATGTGGAGCGTCACTACATCCCTGACTTAGCAGTTGGTAATATGATTGTAGAACTCAAGGGTTATCTTAGACAGGATAGCCAACGCAAGATGAAGGCAGTGAAGGCACAGTATCCTGACTTGGATGTACGCTTTGTCTTTCAGAACGCCAGTGCTACGATCCAAGGTGCAAAGAAAAGGAAGGATGGTACTAAGATGACATGTGGTGAGTGGGCAGACCGACAAGGTTTTGTTTGGGCAGAAGGAACTATACCTAAGGAGTGGCTATGAGTATCATAGATATAAAAGAAGAATGGGTATCTGAAGTAGATATGAACGCTGAGTTTGGTGAATATGGTTTGAGTGTATCAGTCTATTTAGATCAACATGAACTAGCAGAGTCTAAAAGTTATCATGACATGGCACATGCAATGCTCTCAGATGACATCAAGTATGACGATGATCTAATCCTAGAGATAGCCAAGGGACTAGAGAACACTGCACGTACCCTGAGGAATGGGTTAGGTGGAAGAGGATAGCGAACTCATTGGGCATGAAGCCTGTTTGAAATGTGGCAGTAGTGATGCCAATGCTTTTTATACTGATGGTCATCACTACTGTTTCTCTTGTAACACTTACACCCCACCAGAAGGAGAGGTTATGCAGAACGTAGTGTCTATTAAGAACTACAACAATACCTTCCTTACACCAGAGCCTGTCGCTCTGATCAAGAGGAAGATTACTGAGAAGACTGCAAGACGCTGGGGTTATGGAGTAGCTGAGTATCATGGCAAGACAGTACAGGTAGCCAGCTACTACAACAAAGATGGTGAGGTGGTAGCACAGAAGCTACGCTTTGCTAACAAAGACTTCAGTGTACTAGGTAATCTCAAAGAGGCTGGCTTGTATGGTCAGCACCTGTGCCGTGACAAGGGTAAGATGATTACCATTGTTGAGGGTGAGGTAGACGCACTATCACTTAGTCAAACTTTTGACAACAAGTATAGTGTGGTCAGTATACCTAATGGTGTAGCAGGTGCAAAGAAAGCTATTGCTAAGGCCATTGAATGGTTGTGTGGTTACGACAGCATCATCCTTATGTTTGATCAGGATGAGGTAGGTCAGGCTGCAGCACGTGAGTGTGCTAACATCCTACCACCCAACAAGGCCAAGATTGCTACGCTTCCACTCAAGGATGCTAGTGAGATGGTACAAGCAGGACGCAGTGAGGAACTAATCAATGCTGTCTGGTCTGCTAAGACGTACAGACCTGATGGTATCGTATCTGGTACTGAACTGTGGGATGTAGTAACATCAGTAGATGACAGAGAGGCAGTAGCTTACCCCTACGCTGGCCTACAAGAGAAGACAGGTGGTTGTCGTAAGGGTGAGATCGTAACCATCACTGCTGGTAGTGGCATAGGTAAGTCACAACTAGCACGTGAGCTAGCACACAGTCTCATCAACAATGGACAGACCATAGGTTACATTGCACTTGAAGAGAACATCAAGCGTACTGCCCTTGGCCTCATGTCTATCGAACTCAACAGACCTCTCCACCTACAAGGACTTAACATCAACGAAGAGGAATTGAAAGATGCCTTTGATGCAACAGTTGGGTCTGGTAGAGTATATCTGTACGATCACTGGGGTAGCACTGATAGTGATAATCTGCTATCCAAGATACGCTACCTTGTCCGTGGTTGTGGCTGCGATTACATTGTACTTGATCACATTAGTATCGTTGTTAGTGGACTAGAGGGTGGAGATGAGAGGCGATTGATAGACAATACTATGACTCGCTTGCGTACTCTGGTTGAGGAACTTAACTGTGGCCTCATCCTTATCTCTCACCTCAAGCGTCCATCTGGTGACAAAGGACATGAGGATGGCGCACAGACTAGCATGGCACAGTTACGTGGTAGTGCTGCTATCGGTCAGCTAAGTGACATCGTTGTAGGACTTGAGCGTAACCAACAGGACAAGGACAACCCACACATCTCACACATCAGAGTGTTGAAGAACAGATGGTCAGGTGAGACAGGGTTGTGTAATAGCCTAGAGTACATTAAGGATACAGGTAGAATGGTAGAGGTATTCTTTGAAGAGGACGATGAAGACTTAGAATTTTAACTAGTGCGGAGACACAGTATGGAATACATATGGGACTTAGAAGCAGACAACTTACTTAAAGAAGTAAATCAAGTATGGTGTCATGTCTTCAGAAACGTAGAGACTGATGAGGTACACACCTTTGACCCAACACAGATGCAAGAAGCCTTACAGTTTATGGATGATAATGTAACAACATTAGTTGGACATAACGTAATTGACTATGACTTGCGTGTGATAAAGAAGCTTTATGATTATACCTACACTGGTAAGATCGTAGACACGTTGGTATGTTCACGAACAATCTGGCCTCACCTAAAGGAACTAGACTTCAAGCTACACAGGAAGGGAAACTTCCCTGCTAAGTTGATTGGTAGTCATAGCCTAAAGGCATGGGGTCACAGACTAGGAGAACTAAAAGGTGACTTCAATAATGGTAGCGAAAGCTTTACAACATATACCTCTGACATGCTCACCTACTGCATACAAGACACGAGTGTCACCAAGGTATTGTACGAAAGGATCAAGTCAAAGGACTTCAGTAAACCAGCCCTTGACCTTGAACACAGACTACACACCCTGCTCATCCAGCAAGAGGAGCGAGGTTTTAACTTTGATGTCGAGGCTGCACAGAAATTGTATGCCACTCTTGCAGGACGTAGGGGTAAGATTGAGCAGGAGTTGGTTGATACCTTTGAGCCTACTATTATAGAGCTTAAGACTAAGACAAAGACTATCCCCTTCAACCCTGCATCACGACAGCAGATTGCTGATCGACTAATGAAGCGAGGCTGGAAGCCTGAGCTATTTACTGAGACAGGTGAGCCTAAGGTAGATGAGACAGTGCTGGCTGGTATTGATATGCCAGAGGCCAAGCTACTAAATGAGTACCTACTCCTCAACAAACGAATAGGTCAGCTAGCTACAGGTAAGCAAGCGTGGCTCAAGCTTGAAGAGAAGGGTAAGATACATGGTAGAGTTAATCACATGGGTGCTGTTACCTCTCGCTGTACTCATTCTAATCCCAACACAGGGCAGATACCTAGCTTGGGTGCAGAGTATGGCAAGGAATGTAGATCACTCTTCATATCTCCGAAGGGCTACAGCCTACTTGGGGCTGATGCTTCTGGCTTGGAGCTACGTTGTCTTGCTCATTACATGGCTGCTTATGACAATGGATCATATGCTGACGTTGTTTTGAATGGTGACATTCATACTGCTAACCAACAGGCTGCTGGTCTTGAGTCACGTAATCAGGCCAAGACATTCATCTATGGATTTCTTTATGGCAGTGGTGATGAGAAGACAGGCAAGATCATTGGCAAGGGTGCGAAAGAAGGTAAGGCAATCAAGAAGAAGTTCTTGAAGAAACTACCAGCACTTAAGTATCTAAAGGATGCTGTTGCCAGTGCAGCAGATGAACGAGGTTGGGTCAAGGGATTGGATGGACGTATCATTCCTATCCGACATAGCCACGCTGCACTCAATACTTTATTACAAAGTTGTGGAGCAATCATCTGCAAGACTTGGTATGTATTCATTGCTGATGCTATCAAGAAGGCAGGACTAGAAGCACACATCGTAGCGTTTGTTCACGATGAAGTACAAGTAATAGTAAAGGAAGGTCAGGAAGATGAAGCAGGGCGAATTATTCTTAAGTGTATGCGGGACGTTGAAGAACACTTCAAGTTCAGATGTAGACTCGACAGTGAATACAAGTACGGACGAAGCTGGGCAGACACCCACTAGAAACTGCATCCACTGCACAGTATCTTTACAAGAAGGAGACAACTGGTCACATGGTAATGCTCGTACAAAACAATATACTTGTACATCTTGTGACAGTATTAAGCGTAAAAAGAATAGACTAAAGAGACTGGCAGAAACTATTGGAGCTACCGTCTTACGATCTTACAATGAAGAAAAGGCAGGTGAAGTCTATATCATTACTAACTCTGCTTGGCCTGAGTGGGTTAAGATAGGCATGGCTATAAACGCTGAGAACAGACTAGATAACTATCAGACTAGTAGCCCACTGCGTAACTATGTACTAGCTTACTCTGTCTACAGTAAAGACAGGCGTAAGGCTGAGGCTGCTGCACACAAAATTGCTGAGAAGATATCTGAACGTAGAGGTGAATGGTTCAAGATGTCTGTTGGTCAGGCTAAGGAGTGTATCCAGCATGGACTTTGATTTTATCTTTAGGTTGATACTCACTGCCTCATTCTTTGGAGTGTCTATCTGCCTATGTATCAAGTGGATTGTTGAGTCATACCTTGACTACATACAAGTGACTACAGGTATCAAGATAGTAACACTCAACAATGTTAAAGATGAGGAAAAAAAGAAAGGGGATATACACGATGACCCTACTGCTTATTGATGGAGACATAATAGCTTACAAAGCAGCAGTGGTAGCAGAGAAGCCTACGCATTGGGGAGATGGGTTGTGGACACTACATGCTTGGGAACATGATGTAGACTACAAGCTAGAAGAATATATCTCTGGCTTAGTAGATGCTGCCCCTGTTCAAGACTGTATCGTCACTCTATCTGATCAAGATAACTTCCGTAAAAAGGTAGCTCCCTATTACAAAGCTAATCGTAAAGATGTACGCAAGCCAATGCTTCTTAGCTATGCAAGACATTATATGATGAGCAAGTACAACACCATAATGTATAAAGGACTAGAAGCAGATGATGTCATGGGGATACTTGGTACTTCTAATCCAGATACAATTATCTGGTCTGAAGATAAGGACTTACTTACTATACCAGCGCAGCACTGGCTTAATGAAGAGGTGGTTACAATCACTGAAGCAGAAGCTAACTACAATTTCCTTTACCAAACTTTGGTTGGGGATAGTACAGATAACTATAGCGGCTGTCCAACTGTTGGTCCCAAGACTGCTAATAAACTTCTGTCTTCTGGTTGCACGTGGGATACAGTGGTTGCTGCGTACAATAAGAAAGGCTTATCAGAAGAAGTAGCACTAGAGAACGCAAGGCTAGCACGTATACTACGTAATGGTGAGTATGACACAGACACAGGAGAGGTAAAGTTATGGCAGCCCCACAACGACATGAAGCCTACATGAAAGCACAAGCAGAGTTTGACATGGTAAACAGCCCTGCCCACTACGCAGCTAGTGGCATTGAAACTATTGACTACATCGTGGACGTACTAGGTGAGTATGAAGCTATTAGCTACTGTCATGGTAATGTCATTAAGTACACAGGCTCACGCCTATTCAAGAAGGGCAACCCCATTCAGGATGCAGAGAAAGCAGTATGGTATCTTAACAAGATGATTGATCTACTAAAGAAAACAAAGGGAGTAAACTGGTGAACGATTATATTACCTTCAAGTGTGAGCATACAGATGAAGATGGGAATGTTACAGGAACTATTAAACATTCTTTTGAAACAGAGGGATACCTACCAGACATGATGTATAACTTTAAGTCCTTCTTACAGGGCATGGGGTTCAACTATGTTAGTGAAGTATACTGTACTAAGAATGACGGTGGTGAGATTGGGGAAGAGTAGTATGGATTTCAATACCTACCAAGAACGCGCTAATAAGACTGCCATCTATCCAGAAGAGTACAAGCTAACCTATCCTACTCTTGGCCTAGCTGGTGAAGCAGGTGAGGTAGCAGAAAAGGTAAAGAAGATTGTACGAGATGGTAAAGATATTAAGAAAGAAGCACATGAGATTGCCAAAGAACTAGGCGATGTGTTGTGGTATGTAGCAGCAGTAGCTAGGGATATTAACTATAGCCTACAAGTTATAGCTGCTATGAATATACAAAAACTAGAGAGCCGCAAGGAACGTGGCGTACTACAAGGGAATGGAGACAATAGATGAGTAGCAATTACCTACCAACTGACTACCAAACATTCATTGCTACTAGCAGATATGCACGGTGGCTAGAAGAAGAGAACAGGCGAGAGACTTGGCCTGAGACAGTGCAACGATATATCAACTACATTGCTATTACTGGTCTACCTGCAAAAGACTTAGAAGAGATTGAGGAAGCAATCATCAACCTTGAGGTGATGCCTAGCATGAGAGCCTTGATGACAGCAGGGGTAGCAGCAGACCGTGATAACACTTGCATCTACAACTGTAGTTACCTACCTGTGGATCACATCCGTGCCTTTGATGAGGCTATGTTTATCCTACTGTGTGGCACTGGTGTCGGCTTCAGTGTAGAGCGTCAGTCTATTGCCAAGCTTCCTGATATACCTGAGGCATTAGACTATAGTGATGATGTCATTGCAGTTAAGGATAGCAAGGAAGGGTGGGCTAGGGCTTTACATAAGCTACTGTCACACCTGTACTCAGGTGACATTCCAAAGTGGGACATGTCTAAGATTAGACCAGCAGGTGCTAGGCTTAAGACTTTTGGTGGTAGAGCTAGTGGACCTGAGCCTCTTGATGACTTGTTCAAGTTTGTTGTGGCGAAGTTTAAGGGTGCAGCAGGACGTAAGCTTACTAGTATTGAGTGTCACGATATCATGTGTAAGATTGGTGAGGTTGTGGTAGTAGGTGGTGTACGCCGATCAGCCATGATCAGCCTGTCTAACCTCAGTGACGGACGTATGGCACATGCTAAGTCAGGTCAGTGGTGGGAGAACGAGGGTCAACGTGCGTTGGCTAATAACTCTGTAGCCTACACAGACAAGCCTGACATGGAAGGGTTTATGCGTGAGTGGTTATCTCTCGTAGAGTCTAAGTCTGGTGAGCGTGGTATCTTCTCTCGTCCAGCAGCAGACAACCATGTTAAGATGAATGGACGTAGGGAGACAGGACATGAGTGGGGTACTAACCCTTGCTCTGAAATTATCCTACGCCCATACCAGTTCTGTAATCTGACAGAGGTAGTAGTACGTGAACATGATGACCTAGAAAGTCTACGCCGTAAGGTACGACTAGCTACCATCCTTGGTACAGCACAGTCTACCTTTACTAAGATGCCATACCTACGTAAGATTTGGCAGAAGAACACAGAAGAAGAGCGTCTACTTGGTGTATCACTAACAGGTATCATGGATAACAATGTACTATCTAAGACTGTTGATAGCCCACGCTGGCTCAAAGAGCTTAAGCTACAGGCTATTGATGTCAATCGTATCTATGCTGATAAACTAGGTGTCGATCCTTCTGCTGCTATTACCTGTGTCAAGCCATCTGGTACTGTATCTCAGCTTACCGATACAGCTTCTGGTATTCATGCACGACATAGTGCTTACTACATTCGTACTGTGCGTGGTGACAACAAAGACCCACTAACACAGTTTATGAAGGATAGTGGTATTCCTGCTGAACCATGCGTGATGAAGCCTGACTCTACTACAGTATTTAGCTTCCCTACTAAATCACCATCTGGTGCTGTAACACGTAATGATATGACTGCACTACAACAGCTAGAGTTATGGAAGAACTACGCACTTAACTGGTGTGAACACAAACCATCAGTGACTATCACAGTCAAGGATGCAGAGTGGATGGCAGTAGGTGCATGGGTCTACGATAACTTTGACATCTGCTCAGGTATTTCGTTCCTACCTCATAGTGACCACACGTATGCACAAGCTCCTTATCAAGATGTGGATAAAGAAACCTATGAAGAACTCAAGAAACAGATGCCTTCTAAGATTGATTGGTCAGCTTTGTCTGCTTATGAAAAAGAAGACACTACTTCTGGTAGCCAGACTTTAGCTTGTACTGCAGGAGCCTGTGAATTAGTAGACATATAGTCTAAACTGTACCTATTAGCGAAAGTGAATTTAATATGGTTAATGTCTTAGGATATTCATTAAACATTACTACTGCTCTACTGAACGCTTTACAGGAGCTTTATCCAGATAAACTTCCACATGAACAAATCACCTCTGAGGAGCTAGCGTTTCTCAGGGGACAACAATCAGTAGTAAAGAAACTTACAGATATTTATAACGAAGATTATGGGGAATGACACATGGGTGGATTATTCGGATCATCAGTACCTAGACCACTACCTGCACCAGCTAGACCAGTAACTGCTGTCGCTAAGACACCAGATATTGAGCTTGCTGGTCAGGGTTTAGACGCAGATCAAATACAAAAGAAAAGAGGCAAGCGTAAGCTACGTGTTGACTTAAAAGACACTTCTATACAGACAGGTAGTTCTGGCTCTGGCTTACAAATTCCAACAACAGGAGATTAGAATGGGTGGAATTATTAGAAGCTCCAAGCCAGTATCAGCACCTGCTTCATCTACCGCTGCTGCTAAACCAATGGATCAGGAAGCTGAAGCTATGGTAGAAACAGAAGGTGGTAAAATGGGACGTAGGCGTAAGGGTAAAAAAGCTTTAGTCGTTAAGACTGGTTCTGCTAACATAGGTGGTGATGGTGGTTCAGGTTTGAACATTCCTGTCGGATAGGAGAGCAGTATGGGTGCTTTCACAGTAAACACAAGTGAAGTTAAGAAACTCATGAGTAAAGATACTGATGAAGAAGAAAAGATCGCTGAACCTACTGACATGATGCCTGATACTACTTCATCTGCTCCTATTATTGAACAAAGTGAGCGTATGAAAAGATATAAAAGCAAGATTATTGTATAAGGAATAACACATGGAACAAGATGTAGGTACAGTAGCTAAACGCTACAGCCAACTAGAAAGTGAACGAGATACGTTCCTAGAACGAGGGCGAGAAGCAGCAAGGCTTACTATTCCTACTCTTTTGCCAGAGGAAGGTCATAGTAGTTCTTCTATTTATGCCACACCTTATCAAGGTATTGGAGCAAGAGGTGTAAACAACCTAGCATCAAAGCTATTGCTTGCCTTGCTCCCACCAAACAGTCCATTCTTTCGTCTAACTATTGATGACTTTGACTTGCAACAACTAGCAGGTGCAAATCGTGGTCAAGTAGAAGAAGGACTTGCACGTATTGAACGTGCTGCTATGCAAGAGATTGAGGGTAAGGCTATTCGTGTGCCAGTATTTGAGGCACTAAAGTTACTTATCGTCACTGGTAATGCTCTTGTTTACATGCCTAAAGAAGGTGGAATGAAAGTATTTCGGCCTGACCGTTACTGCACTAAGCGTGACACTATGGGTAATGTGCTAGAGATTATTACCAAGGAGTCTATGGCTCCATCTACATTACCTGATGAAATAAAGGACATGATCCCACCATCAGATACTCCTGTTAAAAGCTACGATCTATACACATGCCTTAAGCGTGTAGACAATAGATACGAAGTCATGCAGGAAGTAGCTGGTATTACTATTGAAAAGACTAAGGGTAAATTTAAGCTAGACCAAAGCCCCTTCATCCCATTACGGTTTATCCGTATTGACGGTGAGGACTATGGGCGAGGGTTTATTGAAGAATACATTGGTGATCTACGCAGTCTTGAGGCTTTAACAAAAGCTATTGTACAAGGCAGCGCAGCGTCAGCTAAGGTATTGTTCCTTGTACGTCCTAATGGTACTACAAAGAGTAAAGACCTAGCTGCTGCACCTAATGGTGCGTTCTTACAGGGTGACAGTAATGATGTGTCTACCCTACAGGTAGCTAAAGGTGGTGACTTCCGTGTTTCACTAGAGACTATGCGTATGATTAACGATAGACTTGGTGCTGCCTTTCTACTAAACTCCTCTGTACAAAGATCAGCAGAGCGTGTAACGGCAGAAGAAGTACGCTTCATGGCACAGGAACTAGAGACAGCCCTTGGCGGTGTGTACTCTATTCTATCACAGGAGTTTCAGCTACCACTAATTAACCTACTGCTTGAGTCATTAACTAAGCAAGGTAAGATGCCACGTATGCCTAAGGATAGTGTCAAGCCTACAGTAGTAACAGGCATTGAGGCACTAGGCCGTGGACAAGACTTAAATAAACTAGCAACTTTCTTACAATATCTTCAACCGCTGGGGCCAGAAGTTATTCAGAGTGAGATGAACTTAGGTGATTATATTGATCGCCTAGCTGCGTCACTTGGTATTGATACCTCAGGACTTATTAAGTCACCTGAGCAGAAACAACAAGAACAAATGATGCAACAACAAATGCAACAAGAACAGATGGAAGCTCAAGCAGCTATGCAGCTAGCACAAAGTGCTGCTCCACAGTTAGCTAAAGGGGCTGTAGAAGGTTAGGTAAATAATGGCAGACAGTATTAACACTTATCAAGAAGAACCTGCTGAGTCACAAGAGCATGTAGATGCTATGCTGGCTAAAGTAGAAGGTAGTCAACAAGACCCTGAGCGTCCTGAGTGGCTACCTGAGAAATTTAATTCAGTTGAGGATATGGCTAAAGCGTACTCTGCATTAGAGAGTAAGTTAGGTAAACCTCAGCAAGAACAAGAGTCAGAAGTAACAGAAGAGCAGGTAGCAGATGCTACTCCTTCTGATATTGCTGAAGCACTAGATGCAAACGGCCTAGACTTTGATGCGTTCCAGCAGGAATATGAAGAGCTAGGTGCATTAACTGAAGATGCCTATCAAGCACTGGCTGAGGCTGGTTTTTCAAAGGCAGTAGTTGACTCGTGGATTGACGGACAGAACGCTTTGTCTGAACAAGTCCAATCTAGTATGTACAACCTAGTAGGTGGTGCAGAACAGTATCAAGAACTAGTACAGTGGGCAGCAGATAATCTACCCCCTGATGAAATTGATGCTTTTAACTCAACAATGGGATCGCGTGACACTAATCAAATCAAGTTAGCGATCCAAGGTCTTAATGCTCGTTATCGTTCTGAGGCAGAACCTAGTCTACTTACTGGACAAACAGGCTCTGTGTCCTCTGGTGGGAAGTTTGAAAGCAATGCAGAATTAACTGCTGCTATGCGTGACCCCAGATACGCTAAAGACCCTGCCTACAGACAGCAGGTTGCTGATAAGTTAGCCAAGTCTAGTCTGTTTTAACATTGTTGCATGGGGTTGGGGGAATTGTATAAGAGTTCCCCCTTCCTTCTAGTTACATTATGGTGTACCTAGAAGGGACTATATCCCTAACACGAAGCTAACATAACAAACGATTACCCCTGACCCCTTGCGAGGGACAATCTTGGAGAAAGGATGTAGTGTAATGCAGAGTGTACTTCAACTCACATTAACATTACTAAGAGGTAATTTAAAATGGCACAAGCCGCTTCAAATCCGGCCTATAGCGTAAGCTTTCAAGGCCAGAATAACCTATCAGGTGACGTACGTGACCTGTTTCTCAAGCTGTATGCAGGAGAAGTCCTAACAGCTTATGAGGAAAAGAAAGTCCTTATGGACAAAGTACGCACTCGTACAATTTCAAAAGGTAAGTCTGCTTCATTCCCAATGACAGGCCGTGCAACTGCTGAATACCTGACGCCCGGAAACGAAATCACAGGTGGGGCTATTCGTGCAGGTGAGCGTATCGTCACAATTGACGACTTGCTTATCTCAAGCCAGTTCATTGCTAACATTGATGAGGCAATCAACCACTACGATGTACGTTCAATCTACTCAAAGGAAGCTGGTATTGCACTAGCTAACGAAGCAGATCGGAATGTAGCTCGTATGCTTGTTAAAGCTGCACTGTCAACTAACGCGACAGCCGCTGCTGGTCTTATTCAAGACTACAAAGCTTTCACTGAAGAAGACTTTACTTCAAATGTCACCATTGGTACAGCTACTGCTGACTCTCTTGATCCAGCAAAGCTTGCTAAGGCAGTCTTTGATGCCAAGAAAACAATGGACATTGCTAACGTACCATCAGACAACGCTGTAGTTGTCCTTCCACCAGCACAGTACTATGCACTGATGGATGTAACTGATGGCTCTAAGCTGACATACATGAACCAAGACTTTGGTGGTAACGGTTCAATTGCTTCAGGTATGGTTCCGTCAATTGCAGGTATTCCTGTAATCATGTCAAACCATGCTGACGTAACTAATCTGTATCAGAACTTCACTACAGGTAACGCTAACGAAGGTAAGACAAATGATAACGCTCCACTAGCAAACACTGCTGGTTCTGGACGCACTACTCACTATGACCTTCCGACTGCTGCTGTAGACGGACGCGACATGGTTGCAGAAGCTGCTAAGTTCCGTGGTTTTGTCTTCACACCAGAAGCTGTTGCTACTGTCAAGTTGCTTGACTTGGGCATGGAGTCTGAGTACCAGATCAACCGTCAAGGCACACTCATGGTTGCTAAGTACGCAATGGGGCATAACGTCCTGCGTCCTGCATCATGTATTGGTCTTGTTGAAGCCTAAGAATATTGGGGGTAGCTTAACGGCTACTCCCTTTTTACTTTGGAGAATGATATGCCAGAAGTTGCAGGTAAAAAATATAAGTACACTAAGGAAGGTATTTCTCAAGCTAAAGCTGCGGCTAAGAAGACAGGCAAGAAGATGTCCTTTGGTGGTATGCCACAGAAGCAGGTAGCTGCTATCATGGCTAAGTATGGAAAGAAAAAGTAATGGCTATTACACACGCAGGAGAAACCTTTAAGGGTTTGCGGATACCTAAAAGAACGCCAAATGCCTCTAAGTCTCATGCGGTGTTAATAGGTACTAAAGATAAACCTAAAGTTATACGCTTTGGTCAACAAGGTGTAACAGGTGATAGAAAACCAACAGCAAGACAGAAATCTTTTAAGGCTAGACATGCCAAGAATATTAAGAAAGGTGAAACCTCTGCTGCTTATTGGGCTAACAAAGTTAAATGGTAAGGAGCTATCATGGCTGGAACAAGTAAATTAGATGCAGTCAACACAATGCTATCTGCCATTGGTGAGGCACCAGTAAATAGTTTATCATCAGGACTAGTTGAAGCTGAGATTGCAGAAAGTATTTTAAATACTATTGACAGAGAAGTACAGTCTATGGGCTGGCACTTTAACACAGAATTAAACAAAAGTTTTGCTAAGACAGTGGCAGGTGAGATAATTTTACCTGCTGATATTCTTAGAGCAGATGCCACACTAAAAGCTAACGCGCCTAATCTTGTGCAGCGTGGCTTAAAAATGTACGACAGAGTTAATCACACTTTTATTATTAGTACAAATGTTGCCCTTGATGTGGTAATACAGTTAATCTTTGATGATCTACCAGAAGTAGCAAAGCGTTATATTGTACTACGTGCTACTCGTATATTTCAAGATCGTGTAGTAGGCTCTAACACACTACACAATTTCCAAGAAAAAGATGAAGAACAGGCCTTAGTACAGTTAAAAGATTTTGATAAAGCTACTGATGACCATAACATCTTTGACAACTATGATACCTTTAGCATTATTGATAGGCAGGGACGGAGAACAATCTAATGGCACTCATCAGTCAATCTATCCCTAACCTTATTAACGGTGTATCACAACAGCCACCATCACTACGTCTAGCTACACAAGCAGAACTACAAGAGAACGCTCTGTCTAGCGTGGTAACAGGATTGTCTAAGCGTCCTAGTTCTGAGCATGTTGCTGATCTGGGTACTATTTCTGATTTAGATAAAGCTTTTATACATACTATCCGTAGGGATGAGAATGAGTTCTACTCTATGGTGGTAGATACGGCTGGTGATATCAGGGTGTTTGACAAAGATGGTGTGTCTAAGACTGTTACCAATAATGCTGCTACTTATTTGAATGGATTGACCAACCCTAGCTTAGAGTTAGCTGCTGTATCTATTGCAGATACAACCTTTATTGTAAACAAGAATATAACAGTAGCTAAAGGCACTGCCACAAGTCCTACACGTAACCCTGAGGCATTAGTATATGTACGTCAGGCTGACTATGCTTCTACATATCGTTTAAGGATTACTAAAGGTTCAACCACAGAAACAGTAGAATTTGCCACAGAATCTTCTACTCAAGGTACCGCTCAAGCTACACAAGACGCAGAGCGTGGTGCATCTACTGACTTGATTGCTGAAAACTTAGATACTTTTTCAGCTGCTACTGTAAACACTGCTTATTATGATGCCATTATTAATGGTAATGCTATTTCAGGTATTACAATTACTCGCTATGGCTCAGTATTACACATTCAGTCAACTGATACTACAGACTTCCAAGTAGAAGTAGGTGACTCACATGGTAACGAACACTTACTTGTATTCAAGAATGAAACATCAGACTTTAAAAAGCTTCCTATTGAGGGACCAAATGATTTTGTTATTAAGGTCTCAGGTGATAACCAGAAAGCACAAGATGATTACTATGTTAAATTTACTGATGGTGTGTGGAAAGAAACAACAGAACTTAATACCCTTATTGAGTTAGATGCTACTACCCTTCCACATAAGTTATCAAAATTAATTAGTGGTGACTTTCAGTTTGATGAAGTTAGTTATGCTGACCGTCAAGTAGGTAACGATGATACAAATCCCTTTCCTTCTTTTGTAGGTTATCCTATTGCTGATATTTTCTTTCATCGTAATAGACTAGGTTTACTAGCTGATGAAAATGTTATCTTTGCTAGAGCAGGTGAGTTTGTAGATTTTGATTTCTTCCGTAAGTCAGTACTAACAATTATAGACAGCGACCCTATTGACGTAGCAGTGTCCTCTAACAAAGTTAGTATCCTTAAACATGCAGTACCTTTTAACGAGTCACTATTACTCTTCTCTGATTTAACACAGTTCAAGGTTACTGCTAATCCTATCCTTACTCCTGAAACTATTAACGTAGCTAGTACCACTGAGTTTGAAGCTAGTCTTATAGCCAAGCCATCACAGGCTGGTAAGTATGTATACTTCTCTTCTAATCGTGGTGCCTTTTCAGGTATGTGGGAATATTTTGTAGACACTGATACTGATGTCAATGATGCTACAGAAATTACAGCGCATGTACCTGAGTATCTTAAGGGTGTTACAACAAATATACAAACATCCTCTAATGAGGACATGCTTATTGCACAAGCTGCAGATGATCCTAAAGCTATTTATGTTTACCGTTACTATTGGAGTGGTAGAGAAAAACTACAGTCTTCATGGTCACGTTGGGTATTTGATGGTGATGTAATAGGTGTATCTTTTAACAGAGCAGATGTCTTTTTGTTAATTAAACGTAGTAACAACTTGTTTTTAGAAAAGATTAATTTGTCTGTTGATGATGCTACAGTTCATACTACAGGTAACTTCTCTATTCATTTAGATAGACGCGTAATGTTAGAAACAGGTGGACTTACTACTATACCTTATGTAGACTCTAATGTAATATATGTAGATCAAACAGGAGAAACTATTTTACTTAGTGAGGTAGCTGCAAAGTTAGCTAACTCTGAGAAAGTCTTTGCTGGTATTCCGTTTACCTTTAAATACCAATTCTCTGAGCCTGTACTAAAGCAAGATAACAAACCTATTACTACTGGACAATTACAATTAAGAAACTATGCTGTTGTTTATAACAATACAGGCTTTTTTACTGTAACCGTAACGCCTCTTAAACGTACACCATATGTGCGTACCTTTACAGGCCGTGTAGTAGGTAGTGGTGCTAACATACTTAATCGTGCTGCTATTGAGTCTGGTACATACCGTTTTGGTGTGATAGGTAAATCTAATTCAGTAAGTATTGTATTAGAAAGTGATAACCCTCTACCCTGCATCTTCCAATCAGCAGAGTGGGAAGGGTTCTACGTCCTACGCTCAAGGAGACTATAATGACACTACATGTGAGAGCAAGTGTACAGGCTGATGTAGATCATCTGGCAACAAACTTAAGACCAGAAGATACACAGGAAGTACTAGCCTCACATGGCAGTGTTAAGGTAGCATTACAAGAAGGTTTTGATCACTCAGAAGAATGTTGGACTATTGTAGTAACAAAGACAGGTGAACTAGCTGGTATGTATGGTATAGTTGGTATAGATGATATGACAGGTATGCCTTGGCTACTTACAGCCCCTCCACTAAAGAAAGGTTGGCGGCAATTTGCACGTGAGTCTCTTCTATGGATTAACAGGCTAAACAAGAAGTATCCAGTATTAACCAATGCTTGTGACGCTGAGTACACAGAAGCAGTGAACTGGTTAAAGTATATAGGATGCGTATTCATTAAGAGACATGACACGTGGGGTGTTGGTAACAAGACCTTCTTAGAATTTGTGAGGATATAATATGGAACCATTGACAGCACTATCAATCGCTCAAGGAATAGGCGGTTTTATAGACGCTTCTAATAAAGCTAAACAACAAGAAGCTTACTACCAGCAAAACAGAATTAATGCAGCACAAGCTAGAGACTTACAAATACAAGGCTTACAAAAACGTGCTGTTCAGATTAGCGAACAATATTCACAGAAAAAGCAAGACTTAGCTATTGCTGCTTTAAAACGTGAAGGTGCTATGATAACGGCTAGTGGTGAGTCTGGTTTAGCAGGACAGACCGAAGCTATAAAACTTTCGCAAGCTGAGTCTGATAAACTCAAGGGACTTGATACCTTCTCTCAACAAGCTAATGCTCTCTTTGATGACATAGAAG